ACACTGTACGACCCATGCCGAATGTACTTACTACACCCCATAGATCAAAACCTTTGGAGAGCAAAGGTGTGCCTGTCATTGCCCAACTTTTCTTACAAAGATTTGAGAGAACCTTTGTACGCTTGCTTCTCATAGCCTTGTGAGACTTGCAGAGGTGAGCTTCATCAGCGATGAGGGTAGTCTGTGCAAGCACATCTCGCCACGCTTGAGGTACATTCTCAGAGTCCTCACCCCATTTGTCTGTCGGGGTCATCTCGGTAGGTAATATGTCATAGTTGATTATGACCACCTCATTAGCTTGAGGGAGTTTGAACCCCTTGCGACCTTTACAGACGATAGGTGTAAGATCGGATCTCCACTTTTGAACCTCGTTAGCCCAATTTAGTTTGAGGGTTGCTGGACATATGACAATCGCTCTTCCTCCCTCCTCAATCGCCATTAACGACTGTAGGGTCTTGCCGAGTCCCATGTCATCAGCGAGGAGGCAGTTCTCATGGCTTGAGAGGAACTTGACCCCATCAAGCTGATAGGTGTAAGCACCACCGTCCTTAGCTCGGCTAATAGCGTCCCTCACGCTTGAGTCATGCTGAACACCATCAAAGCCTACAGGGAAGCTAAGATTGAGTCTGCGAACACCCTCCATAACTCGCTCACGATCCTTTGGTGCTGTAGAGACTGTCCAACACTTGAGATCTCCATTCCATCTTGCACCTGGCATTCCACGCAAGATCGGGAGAGCTTCTGCCTCATAAGGCATGGTGATTTGCCCTTGTGCGTTGATCTCACGCACAGAGGGTGCTGAGAGGAGTGCTTTCACCTGTGTAGGACTTGCGTCCACACACTGAGATGAGTTGCAGATGGTGGTATAAGCACCACCGTTCGGCTGATAAGTGAAGCCTTGCCCCTCACCGACAGGGGTAGAGCAGACTTGGCATTTTTTAGCGAACTTGTTTTTGAAAACTCTCATCATCATCTCCATTGGGGAGTACGGGTTTGGGGTCGGTCTACTTACCTCTCCCACGCTTCTCTATAAATAAGGGGTTACAGACATATTTGTAGATTGTTTATATGAAGCTATTTATGCGTTTAACCAAAACTTAAAAGGAGTTTAACATGAACTACAATCGCATGATCCGAAGAGTCGCTTCTGCACACATGAGGAAGCTCGCCCAAGATAAACCTGCAAGCGTCATGTTTGCCGAAGCTGTTATTGATAAGAGAGATCTTCTTAACTGGTTCCAAGATCAATCAGGTCTTGATCCCGAAGCAATGGGGTGGAAAATTGCCTCTCACCACATGACCATAGAGTTCTTTGATAAGAAGGAAAAGAAAGCTCTCAAGAGAGAGGGTCGTGCTGAGTCTAACATCCTTGAGCCTTATGCTGATCTTATCGGTAAGAATGTTGTTCTTAATATCGTGGGCTACGCACATGACGATAAGGGTATGGCTGTTCTTGTTGAGCCTCAAGGTCCTTTAGCTCGACTTGTTAAGAATGATGATCCACATATCACCATAGCAACTAATGGTGTCGGAGCTAAATACAGCAACGAGCTTCTAGCTAAGGGAGAAATCATTCCTGCTCGTGGTTCGATCCAAGCACGAGTTGGTTGGAAAGATGCTCGTTCGAGTCAAGATATGTACGAGCTTCCTTGGGACTTTGGTCAGTAAAAAAATAAACCAAAGAAAATTTGTCCGAAAAGTGTTCTAGGAAGCGTTAGTAGTTTAGTGGTAACCCCTTACCTATAGCCCCTTAGAACAGGAGGACAATATGAATGAGATCCATGATGACGAGAAGTTCATCTTCGCAGACTTTTTAGAGTCTGAAACTGCACTTAAAGGTGTTGAAGATACCTTTAAGACTTACGGGTTGATGTTTGAATGTGGTATCGAGGAGAACGCACGACAGAACCTTATCGAACTCCCTATGACCGAGAAGCGTAATGGTGTTCGTGGTGTCTCAGACGAGGTGCTTGAAAACCAAAACACCTTTTACGCTATCGGAGCGTTCCTTAAGCTCTTGCATGAACTTGGTTTTAGAGTCGAGGAAACAGTCGAGGAAGAGTGCGATTTTTGTGGTGTTATGCTTCTTGATGAAGATCGCTTACAGATCGACATAGAGTTCAGCTACGGTGGAGAGATGATCGAGTATTCGATCAACTTTAGAGATGAACGAGAACATACTGGACATACCTCAACACGAGAGTTTTTACTAGGCATCTTTAACGGTGGGTGGAACTTACCCAAGCTCACAGGTGTACTCAACCCATCTAGCCTCTACGATGATCTTGAGGGTTTCATGTTAACCTTTAGGAGATCATGGTCAGAGTATAAGAAGGTTCTCAAAGAGAAGGTAGGCTGATTTGTAGTTTTTATATTCTCTCGTTGTAGGGTGGTATTAACAACATTCAACCTTACAAAGAGAGAATAAGAACATGGCAGGACTACTTGAGTTCAGTACAGCATTTAAGCCATTTCAGTATCCCTGGGCGATGAACATCGCAGAGGAACACGAGAAAATTCATTGGGGTACTTGGGAAGCAAAACTCCAGGAAGATGTAAATCAATGGAAGGGCAGTCAGATCTCTGACTCAGAGAAACTACACATCACACAAATCTTACGCATTTTCACACAGAGTGATGTGGCAGTCGGGGGGAACTATTGCGACATCTTTATCAAAGAGTTTAAGAACAACGAAATCAGAAATATGCTCTTGAGTTTCGCCAATCGTGAAGGAACTCACCAAAGAGCATACGCTTTACTCAATGATACACTAGGACTACCTGTTAAAGAATACTCCTCTTTTCTTGAGTTCGATGAGATGCGTGAGAAAATCGAGTTTATGACTCAAGCACCAGAAGGTCTCGGACGAATCACACATCTAGCCTTTGAACTTGCACGATCAGTTTGCAATGAAGGTATGAGCCTCTTCTCTGCTTTCGTCATGCTCCTCAACTTCCAACGCTTTGGGAAGATGAAAGGTATGTGTGAAATCGTAGAGTGGTCAATCAGAGATGAGACTACTCATGTAGACGGTATGACAAAGTTATTTCGTACCTACTGTGAAGAACACCCAAGAGTCGTTACTGATAAACTCAAAAGCTATATCTACACAAACTATGAGAAAGCTGTAGAACTAGAAGATAAACTCATTGACCTCGTTTATGACCATAATGGGGCAATCAATGATCTCACTTCAGATGACCTCAAAACCTATGTCCGATACCTCGCTGATCGTAGACTCCTACAACTCGGACTTAAACCAGTCTTCAACCAAAAGAAAAATCCACTCCCCTGGCTCGATTGGGTCGTAAGTGGTGATGACCACACCAATTTTTTTGAAGGTGTCGTAACCCAGTACAGTGCCGATGGTATGGACGGTGAGTGGGATTGGTCAGAAATCGCCTAAAAACAGGCATTTATGACCTTTAGTTCTTGACTAACATTGTCGTTTTGGTACGCTTTTCAATAACTTCTTTGAAAGGCATTGAAATGGCACAAGGTTATTATGTATATCGTCAGTTCAACAAGAGGACAGGCGAGTATTACTTGGGTAAAGGAACTTACTCAGATCGTGATCCCGATGGGAGTAAGTATCAAGGATCTGGACTCTTGCTCTTGCGTAAAATGAAAGCTCACCCTAATGAGTTTGAAAAAGAAATCATTAGGGGCTTTGAGAACGAGGATGACGCTTACGCTTATGAAGCAGAGTTGGTTGGTGAGAAATATATCGGGGGTTCTGACCATGACCCACTTTGTTTGAACATGAACAGTGGGGGCATGGGTTCATCCGCAGACTTTATGAGAGATTACTACTCTGATCCTAAGAGGAGAGAGGAAAGGTCTGTAGAGTCTAAAGAGAATTGGGGAAAGCCCGAATACAGAGCCAAGTGGAAATCCTCTCAAGAAGCGTCAAGAGAGAAAAGGATTGAGACACTAAAAGAGACACTAAAAGATCCAGAGGTGAGGGCTAGAATCAAAGCATCTGCAAACTGTCCGAAGAAAAGAGCGAAACTTCATAGCAAGAACAAACCAGATACGATAGCGATGGTGCGTACAGGTGTTGAGGTTGAGATCCCTAGAGGTGAGTTAGCAGATTACTTTAGATTAGGTTGGTCGCTTTGCTCTGAGGGAGTTGTGAACATTCATAGAGAAGACATTGGGATATATAGTTGTGGTCAACATGATGTGGTGAAGCATCTTGTTTTGGATCATGGGTTCAAGTTTGGAACGCACTTTGATTTA